TGAGAGATAATGATCATATACAAATAAAAACAAAAAAACAGGACTTAGAAGATCAACAAAAAGAATTTGCTCAACTAATTAGAGATAAAATAAGTAGAATAAGAAAGGAAGAAATGTGGGAAGACTTTAATGATGAAGATGATTTTTTCGAATTAGAACATTTACCTACAGACGAAGACATCATTCATTGATCTCTTTATATAATATATTACCCTTTTCCGACAGTACATACTTATTTTACAGTATGAATTAGGATCCGTCAAGCGATATTATGAAAAAAAGTAAAAAAAAATTTATTCATGTAAATCAACATAAAATCCGTGCCAATAAGAAGCATGGTACAAATGAACCCGTGATTACAATTAAACAAGGTAGTACAAACACATATTGTCATGAAGTTAAGATATTGGGTGAAAGTACAATTAGATATGGTGGTAATGAAAAACCTATATTACCTTGTGGTGCAAGAGTAGTTATTGAAACTACAGCAGACCTAGAAATAGCTTGACCTATCAGAGTTCAATAGTATAATAGATATATGACTAGAGAAAAAAGACAAACAAAGGCTTCAGTTCACTATGTAAACAACAAAGAGTTCACTGCTGCTATTATTAAACATAATATGGCATGTCGTGAAGCAATTGCTAATGATCAAGAAAAACCTAGAGTAACAGAATACATTGGAGAATGTATTTATAAGATTGCAACTAGACTATCTACTAAACCAAACTTTATCAACTATTCTTACAGAGATGAAATGATATGTGATGGTATTGAAAATTGTTTACAATATATCGAAAACTTCAAAGAAGAAAAATCTAGTAATGCTTTTGCTTATGTTACTCAGATCATATATTTCGCGTTTCTCAGACGAATTCATAAAGAAAAGAAACAAGCAGCGATTAAACAGAGAAGTATAGAACAAGCTGGGGTGATGTTCGATACTTTTGACACGATGGATGGAAATACGACAGGTATGAACAACTCTTATGTTGACTTCTTACAAGAGAATATGAATCCAATAAACTACAAACCTCGCGGGTCTAAGAAAAAAGAAGACAAGTAAATTATGAAAATAGCTTTGCTAAACGATACTCATTGTGGAGTTCGTAATAACAATCAAATGTTTGCAGAGTACCAAGGGAGATTTTATAGAGAAGTCTTCTTTCCGTACTTAGATAAACATAACATCAAAAACATTATACATCTTGGAGATTATTTCGACAGAAGACGAGATGTAAATTTCTATTCGCTTCATAAAAACTATGAACATTTCATAGAACCAATGAGAGAAAGAGGGATTATCATGGACTTAATTGTTGGTAATCATGATATCTATTTTAAATCGACAAATGAATTGAATAGTCCTGACTATCTTTTGAATTTCGATAATGTGAATGTATATAAAGATCCAATAACAAAAAATTATGATGGATTAGATATCGCGTTATTACCTTGGATTAACTCAGAGAATGAAGAAGAAGTCGAAGAATTTTTACAATTAACAACAGCACCTTTTGTAATGTCACATTTAGAAGTAAATGGTGGTATGATGAGTCCTGGTCATTATCATGGTGGTGGTACACCTCAGTCATGGTTTGAAAGATTCGAGGGAGTTTTCTCTGGTCATTTTCATCATAAATCTACATTAGGTAATATTAGATATTTCGGTTCACAAATGGAATTCACTTGGAATGACTTTGGTGATGATAAACATTTTCATGTCTTTGATACAGAGACAAGAGAGATAGAGGCAATTAAAAATCCTCTAAAGATGTTTCATAAAGTATTTTATGATGATACAGACGAAACACTAATGACTATTAAGAGAAAAGATTTTAGTCAATTAGAAAACACATTCGTAAAAGTTATTGTTACGAATAAAAATGAACCCTACTGGTTTGATGTGTTTATTGAAGAACTTATCAAAGCGAACCCTGCTGATTTAAAAGTCGTAGAAGATCATAGTAATTTAGATGTTCTTAACGAAGATGAATTAGTAGGTGATGCAGAAGATACATTAACAATACTTACAAAACACATTGACAGTTTAAACATAGACGGAGACAAGACTAAACTAGATACTTTGATGAGATCATTGTATACAGAAAGTCTTGATATTTTAGTATGATAAAAATAATACAATTAATTACAGCAGAAATGATCATAGCTGATTACAATGAAACGACACATGAAATAGAGAACCCTCTTTTCATTCATCAACAAGCACAAGAAGGTGCTGGACCTAAAGTCAATTTGTATCCTTACAATATTCTTGGAAATGGTAATATTATACTTAATCCAGATAATATCGTATGGACAGTTGAACCTGAACAAAAACTGAAAAATCAATATCAAGAAGCATTCAGTTCCATAATAACTCCCCCAGGTCCTAAGGTTGTATCATAATGGAAGATAAATTATTGTACGCTGGTACATGGGTGATGGAAGGTCATAGTGTCGAGTTCACTATAAATGATGATGATACTTGTAGAATATACGAGTCATACGAAGCTAGTGGTAGAGAAATGACTTCTCATATGGTTGTTCATATAGACAACGCTATAACATATCAAGAAAGATACATTAAATTAGGATATGATAAAGTTTCATAAAGTAAGATATAAAAATTTTCTATCAACAGGTAATGAGTTTACAGAAATAGACTTATCAAGAAAGAAGACATCATTAATAATCGGTTCAAATGGTTCAGGTAAATCAACATTACTTGACGCTTTGACATTCGCTTTGTTTGGTAGAGCTTTCAGAAAGATACCGAAGACAGCATTAGTCAACTCTATCAATCAAAAACAATTAGTTGTAGAAGTAGAATTTCAAATCGGTAGAAACCGATATCGTGTAATGAGAAGTATCAAACCTAATAAGTTTGAAATATATCGTGACGGTAAAATGTTGCATCAAGACGCGTCTGTTAGAGACTATCAAGCTATCTTAGAACAACAGATTCTAAAACTAAACTATAAATCATTTACTCAAGTTGTTGTATTAGGTTCATCAACATTTACACCTTTCATGCAGTTAAACACACCTGAAAGACGAGCGATTATAGAAGACATACTTGATATTCAAATATTCTCAGTAATGAAAGAATGTCTCAGACAGAGATCAGCTACATTAAGAAATGAGTTTAATGAGATAAAGACAAATATTAAAATCGGTGAGAACAAAATTCAGAGTCAAGAAGAATCAATGAAACGATTAGAAGAAAATCGTGATGAAATGATTACTAAACTTACAGCTGACATTAATGAACATGAAAATCAAATAATAGAATACAAAACAAATATTCGAGCTGATATGTCAAATGTACAAACTTGTATGAATCTAATAGAAGATGAAGATCCTGTTCGTAAATCATTAGAAATCACTTTACAGAGTGAAAAAGATTTTGAAAATGAGAGAAGAAAATTTATTAAAGAATTAAAATTCTATGAAGATAATGATGAATGTCCGACTTGTAAACAAGATATTGAGTCAGAACACAAAGATCATATATGTACAGAAAGATCAATCAACATCAAAGAAATTGATCAAAGACTTGCAACTTATAGTGAGACTATACAAACAATCAATAATAGACTTGAAGAAATTAATGAAGTACATAAAGAGATAGCTGAATCTCAGAAAATGATTCAACAAGAACAGAATCTTATAGATACAAATGAAAAGTATATCAATAAATTACAATTACAGATTGATGAATTAAAAGAACAAGAACATACAGAAGACGATAAAGAACAATTAGATAAGTACAGAAAAGCTTTAGAAGTTCTACAAGGTATGGAACAAGAAGCTTCAGAACAAAAACATTATCATGAACTAGCTGATATCTTACTCAGAGATAGTGGTATCAAAACTAAGATCATAAGACAGTATTTACCGATTATGAATAAGTTGATCAACAAGTATCTCGCGAGTATGGAGTTCTTTGTTCAGTTCGAACTTGATGAAGAATTCAATGAACAGATTAAATCAAGATATAGAGATAACTTTTCGTATTCATCATTTAGTGAAGGTGAAAAGATGAGAATAGATTTATCATTACTATTCACTTGGAGAGCGATCGCTAAGTTAAAGAACTCAGTTAACACTAACTTACTAATTCTTGACGAAGTATTTGATAGTTCACTTGATGAAGGTGGTACAGACGAATTTTTAAAAATACTACATACATTAGATGATAACACAAATACATTTATTATATCTCACAAAGGTGAGTCAATGAATGAGAAGTTCAATAACATTATTGAATTTGAGAAAACAAATAACTTTAGTAGGATAAAATGATAATTAAATTTTTAAAAAAACTAAAAGATTGGGTAGACCCAAACCATTGGGCAGAACAAATTGGTGAGAAGTCTGGTGCCTATGATAAAGCTCGAAACAGTAAACTCAGACAATGGGTAGACAGTTTAGAAGGTTGGAAATGGTGGGCTTGGCAGTTAGGTCCGTGTCTACTTGTATTTATATTATTAGAGTTGGGTTTGAACCAACTTGGTATGACAATGTTGCCATGGAGATAAAATGATAGTAAAAACTGAAAAACAGCTAAGAGCTAAGACAAGAGAATTTGATTTTAAAAAAGACGAAGTTTTTAAATTAAAAGAAGAACTAATCAACGCTATGTGGTTAGAGTCAGGTCTTGGTGTATCAGCTAATCAGTTAGGACATGATGTTAGAGTTTTTGCTATGAGAGGTGAAAAGAAAGAAGACTCACTAGTATGTGTCAATCCAAAAATTGTAGATATCTCAGATAACATGAATACTATGGAAGAAGGTTGTTTATCAATACCAGATGTATTCGCTAGAGTAGTTAGACCAGCTGAAATTGTAGTATCGTATCAGAATGAATTAGGTGAAGAAGAAAAACAAAATTTAGATGGTCTAACAGCTAGAGTATTTCAACATGAACTAGATCACTTGGACGGTATTCTTTTTATAGATAGAATCGGTCCGTTCGCTAGACAAAGAGCTTTTGAGAAAGCTAAGAAAATTCAAAAAATGAGAAGACGAGGTAAAGAAAAGTTTAAAGCTAGATTCGCGTTATAATGGACTTACACTTTGAATTACAGAAATCAAACAGTACCCACTTATCAGAATGTATCAAAGTATATGATCGTGTATTCTGTTCTGATTGGTGTATGGATTTATGTTCATACTTTGACCATACTGAATACACATACCGGACAGATGATCATAGGAAACAGACCACCGAAATGCAGCTTATCGGTGATAAAAGAGCCCAATCAGTAGACTACAAAAACGAACTATTCAAAAAATTATATCCGTTAGGTTCTGATTATGAGAATTATCTACATTCATTGTGTCATGATGATTACAAACCACACGATAAACCATTAACTGATATCTATAATACAGGGTTCAGATCACTTCAAATTCAACGATATTTACCTACAGACAAAGGATATCCGGCTGTTCACATAGAGTCAGGTAAAGATCACTATAAAAAGTATCTAGCTTTGATAGTTTATTTAAATGATGTGAAAGAAGGTGGTCAGACAGTATTTCCTATGTGTGGTACAGCTATTACACCAACAGTAGGTTCAGTAGCTATTTGGCCTGCTGGACTACCATTCTATCATTGTGGACTTCAATCTAAGACTACAAAATACATTCTCACAAGTTGGTTCGAATTTATGTAGTTGAAACCGCGGGTACACTTTTGATATACTATGTGTACAAAATGAAAAAAGAGGTAAATTTCATATTAAAAGATTCTAGTACTTGAAACCACAGGTACACTTTTGATATACTATATAAATGATTGAGATTCAAAATACAAATAAAGACTTACTAGCTAAGTTGATGGCTACGGAAGATATTAATGTTTTACACAAAAATGTTCCGACAGCTTACTTTGATGTAAAAAACAGAACATTAGTCTGTCCGATTCTTAAAGAAGATATGAGTCCTCAACTCTATGATCTATTCATGGGTCATGAAGTAGGACACGCTATTAATACTCCGGCTGATGGATGGCATGGTGCTGTTTCTGATAAAGGTATGGTCTTCAAAGGATACTTAAATGTTATCGAAGATTGTAGAATTGAGAAAATGATCAAAGCTAAATATCCTGGGTTAAGAAAATCATTCTATGCTGGGTATAGAGAATTAGCTAATCAAGATTTCTTTGGTATCAGAGGTAAGAACTTAAATGAATTAAATCTAATCGACAGAATTAATCTTTTCTTCAAAATTGGTTCAACAACTATGATTGAATTCAATGAAGAAGAAACACCTTATATCAAAAGATGTGAAAATCTAAACACTTTCGAAGAAGTTATGGAGTTAGCTCTTGAACTTTTTGAGAGACAAAAAGATATAACAGACGAAGAAATAGCGTCAATGACTCAACAAGAACTTCAAGACTTGTTAGATCAAATGGAAGAACAAGAAGGTCCAGAAGATGATGATCAACAAAGTGGTGATTCATTTACTGTAGAAATTGAAGAAGAAGAATCTGAATCTGATTCAGATGGTTCAGACGCGAAAGGTGAATCAGACGAAGACTCAGAAGAAAATTCTGATGGTGAAGAATCTGAAAGTGATGAACAAACTTCTGATGAAGAATCAAACGAAGAAGAAGAAGGTGGTCAATCAGCTTCTGAAAAACTTCAAGATGAAATGAACAAGTCAAATACAGACGAATCATTCAGAGAGAATGAAGATCAACTAGTTCAAAAAACAGAATTTTATGACGAACCTTCTTACTATGTTGTAGAAGACAAAATCAAATACAAAAATTACATTGTTGATTATAAAGAAATTGACAAACTTATTTCAG